TGAAGAAGATATCAAACGTGTTAACGAAGCGTATACCAAAGAAACGCTTTACCAAGACCCGATAGATGATATTGCTTCCACATTCAAAGGCTTGATTGCTTTTATATTTGTGGCGGCTGGTGTAGCAATGATTGCTTTTGCATTTTGGGGGAAGTGATATGACTGAACAAGAAGCAATGCAAATATTAGCCGACATGGGGTTATACGAAGGCGGAATGGACAACTGGGTTCCTGACAACGCTTGGTATAGGTTTGCTAATGTTGTAGAAGCAGCAGCCCGTGCCGATGAGCATAAGAGGGCTTGTGCATTCATGCGTCAAATGCATGATGCCTATTCAATGGCAAGCTATCCACCAAGGGGAACAACATGACAGGCTACAAATCAAAACGCGATGCGGCGCTGGACGAGGAAGGGATGTACCTTGTGCATCAGACAGCACAACTAAAAGCTGCGGGGTTACCGGACACGCCAACTGCGAGGGCATACTTAAAGAAAGTATTAGATGACGATGATGACATCCAAGTCTATAAGCGCACATGGGTAAGCCTGACGGATGAGGAAATAAAAGAAATCGTTGGGCCGTGGGGCGACACACCTATCAAGGGCTACACACGTAAACTTATTGACCAAATTGATGCCAAACTCAAGGAGAAGAACACATGACACAGGAAGATATTGAGAAAGCGTGGAACCTACTGTCCATGCACAACAGCGAGTTACTACTGGAACGGGCTGAACTGCTAAAGCAATTGCGGTCGCAAAGCATTTGGCTAATACTGAAGTACCGCGTAAAGCATTGGCTTGGGTGGGGCAGGGATGCATAAGTCCAACCACCACGCCGTAAGGATGGCGTTACAAAAGTACCCTGATGGGCTGACTGTATCTGAGCTAGTTGAGCGTACCGAAAAAGAACGCCGAGCTATTGATAAAGCGTTAATAGATATGCCCGATGCTTACATAGACCGCTGGACAACCAACAGAAAACAATGGGCTGCTGTATGGTGTGTAGTAGTACCGCCTGAGAACTGCCCTAAACCAATGGAGAAACCATGACACCTGAGAAAAAAGTTAAGACCAAAGTAGTTGCCATACTAAAAGAGTTAGGTACGTATTACTTTTATCCGATCGCCGGAGGATACGGTGCATCAGGAGTACCCGACATTGTTGGGTGCTACAAGGGTAAATTTTTTGCGATTGAATGTAAGGCAGGGAAAGGAAAAACAACAGCGCTTCAAGATAAGAACATAGCGCAAATCATTGGGCAGGGTGGCTACGCTATCGTAGTAAATGAAAGCAACCTAGAAGATGTTAATGAGTTACTAACAGAAATTGAAAGGAGTTAGATATGAACACAATCATGGAAGAGAAAATTAAGAAAGCGTTTGAAGAGTGGAAAGAACAACCTAAAGGAAATGACATGACAAAAACACAAAGCACTGCCAACATCTTGTTGGATCAGATTGATAAGCAACCCGGGGTAACGGGTAAAGAGTTACGTGGCATCATGGCTAAAGTAAGCCCTAAGACACCAATAACTTATATCCCTGCGTTATTAAAACAGCTATACGATACCAACTACGTGAGCCGTGTGCCCGTACCTAAAGATGATGGGGAGAATGGACGCGCTACGTTTGCATACACAAGATTGACTGATGCGCAACGTACTGAGATAAAACGTAAACCCAAACCGGTTAAAAGTAAGAACAAAGCTAAGACTAAAAACACTGGTATCTCTACGCTTGTGCCGTGGCAACCGCCGCCTGTAGTGCCTGTGCCTGAAGCGTCTGTATGGAAGCAGAAACAAACAAAAGCGTTAGCCGTCGGGCCGACTACGCTATCTATCACAATTTCTACAGGTGATTCTGCGTATACGCTACGTTTAGATGAAGCTAAGTTTATATATCAACAACTACACCAAATCTTTGGAGGTGTGCGATGAGTGAAATGTACAAACCTTTACCCCAATTTCATGGCGAAATATTTAACGATGGCAGTGTACGTGGGTATCTAAAACCTGACCATGAAAAGATTGAGGGGGCAATCATGGTGGGGGATTACATGATATGGGAATCTATACACGAACCAGCAGAGATTGGTATAGCTTACATACCTACCGGCGAAATGGGTACGTTCAAAACAGCAGAGTTTGAAACATACATCAAAGCATTCTTTGGGTTGAACTTCTAATGGATATCATAACCATAGATTTTGAGACGTACTACGACAAAGAGTTTTCCTTGTCCAAACTTACTACCGAAGAGTACGTGCGTGACCCTCGCTTTGAGATCATTGGTGTAGGCATCAAGATCAATGACGAGAAGACACGTTTCTTTTCAGGTGAGCAAGGATTAATACGGGAACAGTTATCAAGGTACGACTGGGGGAATTCCCTTGTGGTGGCGCACAACGCTATGTTTGATATGGCGATTCTGAACTGGGTATTAGGCATACGCCCAAAGATGATTGCAGATACATTGAGCATGGCACGTGCGCTGCATGGTACTGAGGTTGGCAACAGCTTGGCTAAGTTGGTAACACACTATGGGTTGGGTGAAAAAGGAACTGAGGTTGTCAATGCGCTTGGCAAACGCCGTGCTGACTTTGATAGGTTTCAAATGAAAGCCTATGCCATGTACTGTATCAATGACGTTGACCTGACCTACGAGTTGTTTATGACGTTCATGCCATCTTTCAATAAGGTGGAGTTGCGGTTAATTGACATCACAATAAAGATGTTTACACAACCAGCTCTCCGCCTTGATGAAAGAGTCTTAGAGCAACATCTTGTACACGTAAAGAATCGTAAGAAGAAACTGCTGGACGATTGTGGTGCGGATATTAATGACCTGATGTCCAATGCCAAATTTGCTACATTGTTAAGGAACTTGGGTATTGAACCGCCTACAAAGATATCCCCTACAACAGGCAAAATAGCATTGGCGTTGGCAAAGAACGATGAAGAGTTTAAGGCGTTGGCTGACCATCCCGATGAACGAGTGCAAACATTGGTATCCGCACGACTAGGCAACAAAACAACCCTAGAGGAAACACGCACAGAAAGGTTGATAGGTATCGCTAAACGTGGTCTGGTGCCGGTGCCCTTATCTTATTACGCTGCACACACTGGTAGGTGGGGCGGTGCGGACAAGCTAAACTTTCAGAATTTGCCATCCCGTGGAGAGAACGCAGGGAAGATTAAGAAGGCAATCCTTGCACCGGAAGGCTATGTGATTATTGACTGTGACTCTGCGCAGATTGAGGCCCGTGTGCTTGCATGGTTTGCAGGACAAGATGATTTGGTGCAAGCGTTTGCCAATGGAGAAGATGTGTACAAGATCATGGCGGCATCTATATATAAGAAGCCTGTCGAAGAAGTCTTAGACACAAAGGCTAATCCCGAACGGTTTGTAGGGAAGACCACGATTTTGGGTAGCGGGTACGGCATGGGTGGTATCAAATTCCAAATACAACTGAAAACATTTGGTACGGACATTCCTTTAGAGGAAGCCACGCGGATCATCAAGGTGTACAGAGAGACTTACCCAAAAATCCCTGAGTTATGGAACCAAGGCAACAATGCATTGGATGCGATGACTAAGGGGCGTACTGCCAAGTGGGGCAATGGTGCGGTGGTGATTGGTAAAGAGGGAATCCTTATGCCTAATGGACTGTACCAACGGTATCCAAACTTGAAAAAAGTTAAAGACAAAACTGGCAAACAGCAGTATATTTATGATTCGCGCAAAGGCGCAGTGAAGATGTACGGTGGCAAGTTAACAGAGAACATTTGTCAGGGTTTGGCACGTTGCATCATTGGCGAACAAATGATAAAGATAAGCAGGAAGTACCGAGTAGTACTCACTGTACATGATGCTGTGGCATGTATTGCACCTAAAGAAGAGGCGCAAGAGGCTATGGCGTATGTCATGGAGTGCATGCGGTATATACCTGAGTGGGCGCAAGGCATACCATTGAACTGCGAAGCAGGGTATGGAGAAAGTTACGGAGACTGCTGATGCCAAGACAAGGACAACAATGCAAGGGGCATACCATCCCCTACGGTACTTTTTCAGGTGCAAATCCTGAACTATCCCATGCGTATTATTACTTTGGATATAGGAACGATGAAGACATACCTCCGCTACCGTGCTTACCTATAGATGTAGAAGAGTGTTTTGATCCTGAAGAGGATATGCAGAAAAAAGAAATGGTTGAAGTTGTTAGGGATCTTTTAGATAGCCTTAGTCCAAGAGAAAGCAAAGTGCTACGGTTACGGTTTGGGTTTGATTGCCCCGAATTTACCTTAGAAGAAATAGGTAACATATTTGACCTTAGTCGTGAACGTATAAGGCAGATTGAAAGCAGAGGGTTACGTAAATTTAAAAAACCTGAAAGGTTGGGAATACTTCTTGCTCACCTACACCCTGAATCTACTGAGGAGAAATATTACGCTATAGAAAGACGCAAAAAAGAACGCGAACGAAATATGAAAGAAGCTAAAAAAATAATACAAAAGGTTGCGCAAAAAAATAACTTTAAAAAAAATTTGAAGGAGATGGCGCAAGATACTGCATGGGTAAATTACCTTAAAGATGCAGACCCTACAATGTATGCAAAATTTAAAAAACTTGTTGAATGGAACTTATCAAATTATGGATTCAGTAATAGTTGATTACGCATACCCTTGCATGATGGCGGAGCGGGCATTGAAAGAGCTACACAACAAAATGTTAGAGCATGACTATGACGCAGCCTTAGAGCAGGCACTTATAGCGATGGCAGAAGCCAAGCTAACGTATCACGCAATCCGACACGAGATGGAGAAAAAATGAAAGCCCCTGCATGGAGTTACTCAGGCATCACAATGTTTGATCAATGCCCTAAAAAGTATTACCATTTGCGTGTAGCAAAGGATATCAAGGAGCCTGAGAGTGAAGCCATGCTATACGGCACAGCAGTGCATCTTGCTGCCGAGGAGTACATACGCGATGGTAAGCCGATACCCAAACAGTACAGCTACATGATTCCGTTCCTTGATAAGTTGAAAGCCATTGAAGGCGAGAAACTATGTGAACATGAGATGGGGCTACGTAAAGAAGATGGGCGGCTGGTGGCTTGTGCGTTTAAAGACCCACAAGTTTGGTACAGGGGAATTGCTGACCTACTAATTATTGACCGCAACAAAAAGGAAGCGCGGATCATTGACTACAAGACTGGCAAGAGCAGTCGGTATGCTGACCCTAAACAGTTGGCATTGATGGCGGCATGTGTGTTCGTACATTTCCCTGAGATTGAGCGTGTACGCACAGGGTTGTTGTTTGTGGTAGCTAGGGACTTCATCCCCGCAGATTTTGTTGCCAACGCAAAGTTTGATATCTTTGCCCAATTAGATGAGACAATTGTTTCCCGCGAAACTGCTTACGCTACAGGAATTTTTAACCCTAAGAAAAATTTCACTTGCAAAGCGTGGTGTTCGGTACTACATTGTCAACATAACGGAAGGAACTAATATGCCTTATAAGAACCCCGCTGATCGTAATGTTAAGCGTGAGTACGAACTAGAGAAGAAAAGACCGCAAGCACATGAAGCGCGTATGGAGCGCCAACGTGCGCGGCGCAAGCTGGACAAAGAGGGTGTTGACCGCACAGGTAAAGATGTAGCACACCGTGTTGCACTATCTAAAGGTGGCAGTAATAAGGATGGTGTGGTGCTTGAGTCGGCATCTGCCAATCGTTCGTTTAAACGTGGGTCAGATCACAAAGTAGTGTCTGAAACCAGCACACGGGAACGAAAAAAGAAATCTTGACGAGAGTCATGATGGAGTCTGCAAGGTAAGTTACGAGTAGTAGCAGACGGGGAACATATCCCCATATAACCGTATCAGTCAGCACAACGCTCCTTTAGTTGGGAACTGACCGAATAGCACCCGTAAGGTGCACCTTATAACAAAACTTAAACACAGACCGTGTTTGAGTGGATTACCTATTGGAGAGAGCATGAAAATCATAGAGAACAGGGCGTTACTACTGAAGGTACGCAATCCCGACAGAATCACTACGGTGATACCAAAGAGCAAAGTGTTGGAGGATGATGGTGAGATAGCCAAAGTGTTGGTGAACTGGGATTTGGAAGAGGCAATAGTCTTAAAGAATCTCAAGATCAAAGATGTGCCTTCACCAATTAACGCTACGTATAAATGGGCAGGGCTACACAAACCGTTTGAACACCAAAAAGTTACATCGTCATTCCTAACTATGCATAGGCGTGCATTCTGTTTTAACGAACAGGGTACAGGCAAAACAGCATCGGTGATTTGGGCGGCTGATTACCTGATGTCCAAGCGCATCATCAAACGGGTACTGGTCATCTGCCCGTTGTCTATCATGGAGTCGGCATGGCGCAATGACTTGTTTAAATTTGCAATGCATCGCAAGGTGGACGTTGCCTACGGCAAACCTGAGAAGCGTAAAGAGATCATAGGAGGTGATGCGGAGTTTGTGATCATCAACTATGACGGGGTGGAGATTGTGTCCAATGCCGTTGTAAAGGGGAACTTTGATCTAATCGTTATTGACGAGGCTAACGCCTATAAAAATCCCACTACAAAACGCTGGAAGGTGTTGAACAGTCTTATAAAGCCTGACACATGGCTATGGATGCTTACAGGTACACCCGCATCACAGTCGCCCGTGGATGCCTACGGTATTGCCAAGTTGGTTAACCCGTCAGGAGTGCCGAGGTTCTATGGTGGGTTCCGCGATATCGTCATGCACAAGATCAGCCAATTCAAATGGGTTCCTAAGTTAGATTCTGAGGTAATAGTGCACCGTGCGTTACAACCTGCAATACGTTTCACAAAGGAACAATGTTTAGACTTACCAGAAATGACATACGTTACTAGGGACGTACCACTTACTACACAGCAAGAGAAGTACTATGAACTATTACGTAAGCGTCTTATCGTACAAGCAGCAGGAGAGGAGATAACAACCGTTAACGCAGCAGCAAGTTTAAACAAACTCTTACAGCTTTCCGGGGGTGCAGTGTATTCCGACACAGGAGAAGTTATTCACTTTGATGCAAGCAATAGGTTAGCCATACTACGTGAAGTAATAGAAGAGTCAAGCCACAAGGTCTTAGTGTTTGTGCCATACCGGCATGCAATTGAGGTGGTGACAGATGACTTACGTCAGCATGGGTACTCCACATCGGTAATTCATGGGGGCATACCCGCAGGAAAACGCACAGAAATATTTGAACGGTTTCAAACAAAGAACGATCTACAAGTACTGGTGATCCAACCACAGTCGGCATCCCACGGCGTGACCCTACATGCTGCAAACACAATTGTGTACTGGAGTCCGGTGATGTCGGTGGAGACGTACTTACAGTGCAATGCAAGGGTGCACAGGGCGGGGCAGAAAAACCCCACGACAGTGGTGCATCTGCAAGGGAGCGGTGTGGAAAGGCGTATGTACTCCATGCTAGAAAACAAAGTTGATATCCATAATCGGATCATTGATCTATACGGGGAAATACTTAGATAAATTCTTGACATTGTTAATTTTTATGTGTTACTATCCGTCTACAAACCACAGGAGAACCATATGACCGAGACAATATCGGTTGATAAATTGGTCGCCGTTTACATCAAAATGCGCGACAAAAGAGCCGAGCTTCTACGTGAATACGAAGAGGCAGACGGGAACGTCAAGTCACAGATGGAGACTGTAGAGTCCAAGCTATTGGAACTTTGCAAGGAAATCGGTGCTGACAAATTAGGTAGCAAGCACGGTACGGTAATGCGTACAGTGAAGACCCGCTACTGGACAAGTGACTGGGAATCCATGCACAGGTTTATCTTGGAAAACAAGATGCCTGAGTTACTGGAACGCCGTATCAGTCAATTAACCATGAAGCAACTGCTGGAAGAGAATCCTGACCTTATGCCACAAGGAATGAACATCGACAGCAAATACAGTGTAACTATTAGGAGAAGTACCAATGGGACTTGAAAACTCTATGACCGTACCTGAAGTAGCAGACCTGCTGCGGATGTCACGGCAAACCATCTACACCATGATTCGTTCGGGGCAAATCCCGCACTTTCGTGTAGGCAACAAGGTGCGGTTTAACCGCGCCGATATCGAAGCATTAATGCAAACCAAACCTGTAAACCAAGTGGAGAAAGACTATGAGTGAAATGACCCTGTTTTCTAAAGGCGGTAACAACGTACCCGCGCACCTACGTAACATCGAATTAGATGCTACAACCAAAGCCCTGATGGGTGGTGGTACTGGTGGTAAACGCATCTCCATACGTGGTGGTGTGTTCCGTATGATGGTCGATGGTAAAGAGATCGCCCAAAATGAAGACCGCGCTATGAACATTGTGATTGTGGCTGCGAATGCAAACGTATCAAGAAGTTTCTATGCCGGTACATACCAAGAAGGTCAATCCACTGCACCAACATGCTGGTCAAACGATGGCGTTAGCCCCGACAGCAAAGTTGAAGATCCACAAGCCGAGAAGTGCGCTACATGTTCACAAAACATCAAAGGTTCAGGACAAGGCGAATCTCGTGCATGCCGATTCAGTCAGCGCCTTGCCATTGTCTTGGAGAATGATATTCGTGGAGACGTTTATCAACTGACCTTACCCGCGCAATCCATTTTTGGTGCGGCTGAGAATGGCAAGATGTCTTTGCAAGCGTATGCCAAATTCTTGGGAAGTCATGGTTTGCCCGTGACGGCAATCGTTACTGAGATGCGTTTTGATACAGCAAGCGCAACCCCGCGCCTGACGTTCAAAGCAGTGCGTCCATTGGAAGCGGATGAATTGCAGATGTCCCAAGAGAAAGGTAAATCTGCCGAAGCCAAAGCAGCTATTGCATCTACGGTGGCTATGGTTGATGGAACGAAAACGACGGGGAAAGCACCGATGGGTAAGTTGGTTAACGAAGACCAAGCCCCTGCGTACGAAGCGATTGCTACTAAACATCATATCGCTGAAAAACCCGCCCCTGCCGCTGCTGAAGAAGAGCCGACTAAACGCACCAAGAAAGCTGCACCAAAAGATGTAGCTGATATCTTGGACGACTGGGCTGAGTAATGTTTAGGGGGGAAAGCGGATGCTGACAACAATGTGGGTTCATCCACGATCAGTGCAGCGAGTACCCCCGCCTAACAGGAGAACAATATGCAGGAAGAACTTTTCCCAAGTATGCCAAGCCCAATTCCTGGGTTGGCACGTAACTCTGACCCAAGCACAAGCCATGAGGCAGCGCAATCAATAGACACAACGGAACTAGAACATGTTGTTTACGAAGTCATCAAAATGTTTCCCAATGGGTGCATTGGAGATGATGTGGTTCGCATGTTGCCACAGTACGGTATACAAACTATCAGTCCGCGCTATGCACCTTTGATCCGTAAAGGATGGGTGCGTGATACCGGTGAAAAACGTAAAGCCCGTTCAGGTCGAAGCCAACGTGTAATGAAAGCAGCAACTAGGGAAGACTATGAACAACAGAGGCTATTCCCGTAAATTTGTAGATGCCAATAAGCAAGCAGATCCATTTCATGTGGGTGTGCAGCTTGGACGCATTTGCATTGAACGGGACATCCCAGTACAAGATGTAGCAGAACACCTAGATGTTTCACGCCAAGCCATATACATGTGGTTCTTAGGGAAAGCCCTACCGCACCCTGAAAAACGCAAAGTATTATGGGAACTGCTTGATCGCTTAAACGCTACATCAGCATCTTGATCCGAGCCATAGACCTATCGCCAGTAGGTCTTATGGTATTTTTGTCTGTAAAAAGAGCGAACAATGACAACACGGAATACTTTCCTCACCTCTGTGCTTGCCGATGACGGTTTGTACTGCGTGGTTGGGTTGAAAAAAGGTACACCGAGGCAGACATTTGTAAAAACAATTGATGAGATTGACGGGCTAGTAGAAGGTTTAATCGCACAAGGGTACGACACATATTTTGGATGTGCAAAGTACCTTGATGATAGTGAAGGCAGAACAGCTAAGAACGCTAAATGGTTCAAGGCTTTTTGGTTGGATCTTGATTGTGGCGAAACTAAGCCCTACCTTACCCAAGCTGCGGCGCTTATCGCACTCAAACAATTTGTTCAAACAAATGGACTACCTCGGCCTACTATAGTCAACTCAGGGCGCGGCATACATGTTTATTGGACACTCACGGAAACAATTGGCTACAACGATTGGAAGCCAACAGCCGAGGCACTGAAGAAATTCTGTGCTACCTACAACCTATCTGCTGATCCCGCAGTTACCGCAGATGCGGCACGTATTTTACGGATCCCAGATACGCTTAACTTTAAAGACAACCCACCAAAATCTGTCGGTGTGTTGGTTCATGGAGTACCTATTGAACTCGCACGGTTCAAGATGTTGATAGGTGTCGAAGAGGAGCCCGAAGATAACGGTAGCTTGTTTGGTTCGGATGCACCGCGCCGCCCAATAGATGCCACGACTCGCGCTTTGATGGGTAACAGCATATCCCGTTTCTCTGCGATCATGCGCAAAAGTGCCGAGGGTGAAGGGTGTGCGCAACTGGTACGGATTTACAAAGAACAAGAAACGGTAGAGGAGCCGTTGTGGAGAGCGGGGTTATCCATTGCGGTTAATTGCGAAGACGGTGACCTATCAATTCACAAGATATCTAATCAGCATTCTGAGTACGATCCGCAAGAGACTTACAACAAGGCGATGGCACTACGCGATAAGCCGTACAAGTGCACCACGTTTGCAAGCATTAACTCAACGCTATGTCAGGACTGCCCCCACAAAGGAAAGATTACATCACCCATACAAATTGGGTCACGTATTGCAGAGGCCAAGGCAGAAGACAACATCGTTGTAATGCGCAATGCAGTCTTAGAAGAAGACATGACAGTTGAAATCCCTGAATACCCATACCCATATTTCAGGGGAAAAAATGGCGGGGTCTATAAGCGTGGTTGGGGTAAGAATGAGAAGGGCGAAGACAACAAAGACGAGTTGATTTATGAGTACGACTTCTATGTTGTTAAGCGCCTGACTGATCCTGACGCTGGAGAATCTTTGTGGATGCGTTTACATATGCCCAAAGATGGTATCCGTGAATTCTCTGCCCCTCTTTCCAGCGTTTTGTCCAAGGATAAATTTCGGGAAGTTTTGGCTTATCAAGGTGTAGCTGCTTATAACAAAAGATTGGATGTACTTATGGGATACGTGACTAAATGGGTTCAGGAACTACAACATTTGACTGAGGCTGAGAAGGCACGGCAGCAGTTTGGTTGGCATGAAGACGATAGCAAATTCATTATTGGCAACCGTGAGATAACAGCATCAGGGGTTAATTTCAGCCCGTCATCATCTGCAACATCAGAGACTGCCAGTTTCTATACCAAAAAAGGAACAATCACCGAGTGGAAAAAGGTAGCAAACATTTACGCAGCAGCCGGGAACGAAGTACGTGCGTTCACATTATTTGCAGGGTTCGGGTCTGCCCTCTTTAAGTATACAAAGCTCAATGGGTCAATCATTCACCTGACAAACAATGGTAGCGGAGTGGGTAAAACTACCATCCAGCTTTTGATTAACAGCATATGGGGAAGACCTGTTGAACCTTTATTGAACCAAGAAGATAAATATCTTGCCCGTATGCATAGGATTGCTGTACTTGGAAATTTGCCACCAACGATTGACGAGTTGACCAATATGGATGACGAGGAAGTCAGCAGCATGGCTTATGCTATGACGCATGGTCGTGGTCGAAACCGGATGCAATCGCAAACCAATGCAGAGCGTAGCAATTCATTACGCTGGTCGTCGATTGCAATTACATCAGGTAACAAAAGTTTGTACGATCAGTTGTACAACCTCAAGGACTTTCCTGAAGGTGAGTTGATGCGGATTATTGAGTTGAACGTAGCCAAGAACGATTCACTTAGTAAGGCTGAATCCGATGCCATGTTCAACCCGATGTATGAGAATTATGGTGTGGCAGGGGAAATCTTTATACGGTATGTGATTACCAACCTCCCCGAAGTAAAACGCTTGCTTGCTGCGGTGCAGCGTAAATTAGATAAAGCCGCAGGGTTTACACAACGGGAACGCTTTTGGTCAGCTACTGCTGCTTGCGCCATCACATCAGGAATCATCACCAAGAAGTTGGGGCTACATGATATTGACGTAGCTTTAGTTTATAAATGGGCAGTTGAAAGACTTGGTAACTTGCGGTTAGATGTACGTGCTGACAACACCGGCCCCTTGAGTCGTATTGGTATGTTCCTTAACGAGAAGACTAATAATATGTTGATCGTAAATAGCAATGTTGATAAACGTACAGGACTAACCGAAGCGCCAATCAGGGAACCCCGTGGAGAGTTGTTGATACGTTACGAGCCTGACCAAAAGATGTTGTTCATTGCAGCACGGGGGCTACGTGAATGGTGCAGCATCAACCAAATCTCTTATAAGGCGTTGACCTCTGATTTAAAAACCATGAAAGTAATGAAGGGTTTGGTCAAAAAGAGCCTGTCCAAAGGATCTGACCTCACTACTCCCTCGGTTTTGGCAATGATGATTGACTGCTCTGTTGCAAAAGAGCTAGATCCTGAAGCGGAAACACCTGAAATAGATGTCGATAACGGCTGACACTGTACCTGTTGTAATAGAATGGCATAAGTTTGTAGTAGGAAGTTCCTTCTACATACCCTGCTTAGATCGCCATGCTGTTGCTAAACAAATAGTTTTATCCGCAGCAGAACGGAACATGAATGTGAAGCACCGCTTTACGTTGGAAAAAGGCACACAGGGAGTAAGATTCTGGCGGATCAATTAACAATGTGCTAGAGTTCGCCTAGCAACTTGTGTCTCTCTCCTGTGGTTGCTTTCTCCTTTTAATCCCGACCTAGTGTCGGGATTTTTTTATTCATACGCTGTAGCAGCAGCCCCACGGAGACGTTCTTTCAGCTTCTGATCTACCTGTACGCCGTGATACATTTGGCTGGTAATGCGGTCACGTGCAGCCACAGATTTTGAAAGGAATGCATCGTTGATACCAAGTTCAGGATACTTAGCGCCAAGTTTCATAAGGTCAGCCCTACGAGCTTGCATGCGGTCATAGTCGTTTTCATGCAGAGCAACATAGTACTGCCGCAAGAGATCGTTTTCTTCCTTATGAATTGTCTTGGCCTTGTTAGTGATGTAGGCATTTTCTTCGTACTGTTTCATCAAGTCAGCAGGAGCAAACCCAAGCACTTGCATAGCAGCGTTGTAGCCATTGATATCCCCCATTACAGGATCACCACGTAGCGTGTTAGCGCCTTGTAAGGCGTATCGACTACCCTTAAAGATGTTGCGGATACTTACAGGCAATATAGTCTCAATACCGCGCTCTATGTTTCCTTCTTGGATCAACTTGTATCCACGGTACATACTGTCACCCATTGACCACGGTGCGCCAAATGCAGCTTCCGCAAACTGCTGCATGACCCCAGCATCTGCTTTGGCACCTTTATTTTCACGCCACAACAAGTCTGTCCAACCCACACGACTTGCAAGGTCTAAGTTAGATACGTAATTGACTGGGCCTTTAAACGCAAACTCATGGATGTACCGGCGCATGACCGTATCAAAGTCATCGTCGTCTTTATCTTTAACTGCGTCATAAGCCATCTGCATAATCCAATACAAGGGTAAACCCTTAATACCTGAGAACAATGCGCTCATGCCATAGATGCCAAGAAGCTGCCTACGCGCTGCTTTAATTTGTTCTAACTGTTCGCCTGCTGCTCCTTTAACTGGCAACGCACGGAGCATGGTGTCAAACAACATGTGATACATGCTGAAAGCGTAACGCTTGAACACCATCAAAGTTCTACCAATATCGCTTTGCGCTATGCTTGGGCCAGCCGCTGTACTACCAGCACCATGCGTGTACTCTACCGTATAAATTGCTTTAGCAATGGCTTGCTTCTGTGCTTCTTCGCCTGTAATGCCCTTAGATTTAAGGCGATCCATTTCCAAATCATAAGCTGCCACACCAGTAATTTCCCTACCCATACGTTCGGCATGGTGGAACATAAAAGAGCTTACCAACGTAGTTACACGCTGTATTTTTGATACGCCACCATAAGCAGATTTATCGTTGTTAACAGAACTCAGGGCATCTCTTGCAGTAGATGTTTGCAATAGTCCATGAAGTTTCATGGCTTCAATCAATGCTTTGTACTGTGGGGCTTTGCCATTGTTAACCGCATTTTCAATAGAAAGCATTGCTTTCTGTTGGGATACATCGCCGCCTAATTCAGCGACGTTGCGGGACAAGCCGCTCTCTTTATACAGTTTGAAGGCTTTAAACATTGCATCTTTTGCCTTACCCCAACCATATACACCCCCCAAATGCGGGAAGGTAACCATTGGAGTCTGTACAACTTGTATCAGTGCGGTAGATGCATTGCCTGCTAGGTTAAAGTAAAAAGCACTAGAGCTTGCAGTCTGTGACCAATTGGATAAGTTAGGGGTTATGGCAAACTGCCCACGCTGCGCAAACTCTTTATGTAATTCGATTGCATAAATTTGTTCTTGCCCACGCATAGTGTTGGCATCCTCGCCCATTTTTGTGAGCAGGTTTTTAATTTCAGGGGCATACCGCATACGGGCAAGCTGCCGTGCGCTGTTACTGCTAACCCGATCAAATACGTAGCTTGCGTTTTGGATGTAACCACCAATGCCGGTACGGTTTTGGCGACTTTTAAGAATGCTAGTTTCAGGTAAAGACTGCACAATAAGTTGTATTAACTTGTTTAAGTCTTCTTCTCCTGCTCCCGCTTTTTTCATGATGTCCATGATTGAGGCAAGCATTGTCCCATCAGGAATATTTTTAGAGTTAATTTGCTGAACTCTAGAGTACTCATCAAAATTGGTTGCGCCACTTGTCTGAAGTTGTTGACGCGCAAAGTTACGTTCAGCTTGGCTGCTAAACGCTTTTTTCTCTGTTACGCCATTAACATCGTATTGCAGCCAAAACGGGCCTTCACGATACAGTGGAGCATAGTGATCAATACGTACAGTAGAAAGCTCTTGCAAAATCTTTTGGTACGCAGATAACGCTTTACCGGGATCATCTACTGTACCTTTGATGTTCTTCTCTAACGATTTTATAAACTCACCATCAAGGGCTTTGTAGGTGGCAAATAAATCTTTGTACAGTTTTTGCTCGTCTGGTGTTAATTGTTTCCAACGCTTATTAAGCGCCTCGTATTCTGCAAATTTGCCTGTACCTATATACCTAGAACGTGCCTCATCATAAGGACGGATGTCAGGAATTGTGGCAGCATCTACTAAATCAGACCATGCTTGGTAGCGTTCAGAGCTTTGAAATTCTTGGAGTCGGCGGTGCAACGGAGCCATAGCCTCCATCAAATGTTCTTTATATCCTTCCATTTCATTGATGCGATTGGCAAAAAGTTTGGAGTTTTCACCAAATATACGGGTACCAATTTCACCAAGTGCTGAGAGGTTAAGGGTTTTATACATTGCCAAACGTCCAAACGCATTGACTTTTTCTAACCCTTTCCAAAATCCAACAACCCGTTCACTGTTCATTACAGGTTGCCTGCGCATAACCGTTTCCATACGCGCTAAAGTTTCTTGTGCTATGTTTGGTTTAGTAGCAGCTTGGGCATAGAGCGTTTCTCCCGTGCGTGTCTCAGGTGGTGGACTAACAATCTCGTTAAGCATCCGGTCAAGCGCATCCAATGCAGTTGTATGTTCAGGTTTTGTTTTTAAACCAAAGAACTGCCGTATGGCTTTCATAAACTTTTCCCAACCGGTAAATTTTTCGCCAGTGGGTTTAAATTCTTTTAGCTGGTTGCGGAAATCTTCATTACTCCAAGCCTCTGCAACAAATTCCTGTATGTCTTTTGCACCATACGTACCCTCTGTCCCTTTTTTCATGGCTTCAAACAACGTCTTAATTTGACGGGTTATTGGGTGGGAAGCATTGTCCAAGGTGTGCGACAAGGCAGCATGTGCTGACTCATGCAGTATTTCATACTCAGACGCACCATCACGCAAATAGATGGTGTTGGTCTTTGGGTCATACATAGAGCGTTCTGCCCCATATACTAGATTTACGTTACCAACAACTTTGGATAATATACGCGCAAAAAACTTGGCAAAGTCAGACGAAGCGTTATCCGCCAGAGCGTTAAGCGCACCTACCAAGTTGTTGTTCTCTAGTTGATGTAGGGTCACCGGGTGCGCCGATGAATGTAACGCCGCAGCATTTTCATCAGCAGGAAGAATGCCGCCAGTATCAGTATCAACGACATCATCAAACGAGCCATATAAGTCAGCATCAGACGACAACTCATTGGCAAGTTTTTGTAAGTTCTTCTTACGTTTACCTGCTAGAGTTTTTGTACCTTTAGCTTCTTCAAGTTCTTGCAGGGTAGGTGCGTAGTCACCTTCCTCTTTGGCAGCTTTAGATTCTTCAGCAACCTGTACACCAGTAGCTTTACTAAGAGCTTGCTGCTTATCTAATTTTTTACGTGATTTGCTGGATCGCTCGGCTTCCTTTTGATACTGGGCAATCTTGCTATCCATAAAGGCTACAGCTTCGGGAGACAGATTTGCACGTGCCCATGCAGCAGCATTTTTAGCGTGAACGCCCCCCTGTCCTGCGTGGAATTTAGATTCTTCAGCAAGGTGAAAAGTGGGTTCAGGGGTTGGCGCAAATGTGCCCGGCGTAGTTACGCTAGGCAGTGTCATGTTTGAGTTACGGTATGCCGTAGGTTGATATACCAAGTCGTTGGCAATTGCATCTAACGCAAGTTCCGGCACTACCTTACTAAAGTAAGCATGCGCGTCTTTTGCAATGCCAGTCAACTTAGACTTAGCAACACCCAGCTTCTGCCGAATCACGCCCAGTTCTGCGGATAAATCAGGACGCGCTGTTACCCCACGTGGCGTTGGAGTTTCGGTTGTTACTCCGGTTGCTGGTGCTTCTTGTCTTTGCGTTTCTGTTTGCTGGGTTTCAGAGGTTTGAGTGCCATTTGTATTTAAATTTTCAGAAGTTGTATTAGTAGGTGGTGTTGTACTCGTTTCGGTAGTACTGGTATTTTCAGTAGCAGGAGTAACATTTGCAGTCGTATTTTCTGTAGTAGGGGCGTTTTCATTTAATGCACTAGACTGCTGGCCTTCTCCTGTTGCAGTGTTATCAGTAGATTCTGTAGTACTAGCCAATCCACTTCGTTCAGATTTTTTAGATCGCTTGGGTACAGTCCCTGTTTCGGACTGTCCAGCCACATCAGGGCTTGCTCCACTTGGTGTAGTGTTAGTTCCTGTAACATCTGGTTCTCCAAAGGCAAATTGTCTTGTCTGTTGTTGCTGTTTCTGTTTAGTGGGAGAGATATTCTCAGCTTGCATTTCTGCACGATGTGCAACAACTTCTTTAGGGTCAAACGTACTAACGATAGCATCGTAAGCCTCTTCGTTAATTTTGCCTGTGAAGCTAGGGTTCTCCAACGTCTGTATAAATTTACGACGACCGTCTACCGTATCAAGATCAGTTCCAAGCAAACTAATACCCGTAGTAGAACGGTCTGAGATGCTCAAGTTTTTTAGGGTGTCTACAGTAACTGGATCACCTGCTAAAGCGGATGCAGTATCTCCAAATGCAAACTGGCGTGTGGCAGATTGTTGTTCTCCGCGCTGTTGCTCAAGCCCCGGTTTAAACATCCCTCCAGTACCGGGAGTAGGTTCCGCTTTGGCAAATGCACTACCTGCCACTTTCTCAGCATCGGCTTTTTGTTCTTCCTCCAACTGCTTGTTACGTGCAGCCTCTGCATCATCGCGCATTTTTTGAAGATCAGCAGTTAAGTCTTTATAGGCTTTAGATCCCGGACGTGCTTCATCCATACGTGCTTGCAACGCCTTCATCTCTTCTTGACGTTGCGCAAAGTCAGGTAATCCCTCAAATGCAGCTTCTAAATCTGCTTGGCGCTGAGTACGATAACCTTCAATCTGCTCGTCATAGTGCGCTGCCTTCTCAGGGGTAAGTGTTCCCGCAGCTTCCTCTTTGGCGCGTAGTTGTTTAACAAAGTCTTCAGCTTCTTGGTAGTTACGGTATTCGTGTTTAGCCCGTGCGCCTTCACCAAACCCACCGAGTACGCCAAAGCCAGCGCCACCAATTGCGCCTTTAACAAAATTCTCTTTATAGCGTTGAATGTTTTCTGGGGAGAATACGTCTTTACTACTTCCAGCAACTTTTTCTGCTGTGGCCCCAATGATTTCTTGAGCAGATTCTGTAAGACCTTCCATTGCTGCATCTTTGGCAGCACTTCCAAGCATGTATTTCCACACCTTGGGCGCAGCACCGGACTCTTTGGCAATCTCTGCAATTGCTTTCATTTTGCCGTACTTACCCAACTGATCCATTACATCCCCGGGCACTATGGTATCTAGCACTGAGGAAATGCCACCCGCTAAAGCAGCAATACCCGGCTCCATCTTGCCGGTTTCGTCATAGATGTTTTGAAATATTTCTGGAGCGTTCTGGGCCAGAGAGCCAAGGTACACACCACCATACATTGCACGACGGCCTACAGTCTCTGCGGCTTTTTTAGCACCTGTTTGTGCTGCTGCCATTGCAGCCTCGGTCAAGGGGCCAGCTTCCATAGCTGCACCCATAGCACCACGCGCAGCCACACGCGCACCTAAAGCCTCTGCGCCAACACCGGGGATCATGGCAGTCAATGCGGTTGGTGCAAGCTCACCCAACGTCTCAGCCCCATACTGGAGGGCTTCGTAAGGACTACTAACTTCTTTGTATGAATTAAATTGTGTGGGGTATTTTTGTTGTAATTGTTCACGAGAAGCTGCTGCTTCCCCCATTTGTTTCTTGGCGTAATCATCAAACCCAAGCGCAGACGCACCCATAGCGGGGATGACATCACCAAGGGCGATACCTGTTTCCCCCATACTACGCATGAAACCTTGCTTGAGCAAGGTGCCAATACCTACGTCAGGTTTTGGTAATTGAAAATCGTATTTTTGTTGAAGCGCATTAAGCTGCGCATGAAATTGTTCAGTAGATAAATTATCGTCAAACCGTACTGGCCCAAGTTTGGGTAGATTAATAATCACGGTTTACTCCGCATTTATAAGGCTACGTGCATCACGTACTGAATCATCTTTTTCTGCACCCATTTGAGCATCTAACAAGTAACTATTTCTATGCGCTGCATATTCTTTTTGCGCTGTTAAACTATTTTGGTCATTACCAACCATCCAATTAGGGTTGTTGTATTTTTGAGCAAGCATTGCCTTAATTGCTTGGCCTTCGTTCTTATCGAAATTAGCAAGCGCAGTTGCTTGTGCCATCTGCATACGGGCTTGGGATGCTTTATCCATAGCTTTATAACGCTCTGCCATCATACCCAATTGTTTATTTTGGAACGCAAGCGTGTTATCCATTTGCTGGGCATGCAAAAAGAGTTGCTTGCCTTGTAATGCTAGACCTTGTGCTTGTAACCCTAAACCAGCGGCTTGGTTTTTTAGCCCTGCTAAACCTAATACACCTGATTGCTCTAAACTGGCTCTTTGATATGCACCAGTTTGTAAAGAGTTATGTAACTGCATGGCATCAGAATTGCCGTAATGCGCTCCTGTCATGGCAAATTGTTGTGCTTGGGTAAACTGGTTAGCTGCCTGATCACCACGCTGCGCTGCATACTGCATGTTACCTTTCTTGGCAGCAGCTTTCTGTGCATCTAAATTATCGCGTGCATCTTCCAGCCTGTCCCTAGCATTGCGGTAAGCAGCCTCACCTTGGGTAACAGCGTCTACAGTTGTTTCCATTCCCGCCCCAATATTCTCGGCAGCAAATGGGGATTTTCCAGCAAGTGTTTTAGCGCCACCTTTAATGATCCCAGAGTAAAGCGATATCAAGCGGTCTTTATCGTTTGATGCTTCCCGAGTTTTTTGTCGGGCTTCACGTGCATCAAAACCGGGTTTATCTGCTGCATCCATTTCTTCTTGCGCTGACTTAACGGCATTCTCTGATGCCTTTTTAGCTTTGTTTGGTAAATCATTATAAAACTGGCTATAATCAACCAATTTTGGAGCCGCAATATCTTGCATCTGTGGCAATTTAAGATTACTAATACCACCACCGCCAACTGCGCCGCCGCCAGTAGGCATATTACCCATAGAGTTTTGCAACAAAGAAACTGCTGAAACTGGTTTAGGTTCTGTTGGATTAACCGCAGAACGTAAGGAATTGGCTTTAGTTTTATCCCCGCTTACTGGAGCAGCTACAGGAGTAGGAGGAGTCACAGCCGGAGGAGCCGCAGGAGTTCCGGGAGTAGGAATACTTGGTAATGCAGTAATCCCTTGGTCTTTAAGGTCTTGCAACTGCCCCATAGTAAGTTGCGCCCCACGACTATTAAGAACATCCATAATACTTTTAGCTGCTTGCCGTTCTGCATCACTTTGCTGCATAAACATCCCAACAGGCGCAGAAGCAGGGCCATATTGGTTTTTTAACTGGGTTAATAATGCCGCTTTTTGTTGGTCTTCTCCAAAACTTTGTTTTACCCCGCCCCACCACCGTTCAAGCGGAGTACCACCCTCTTCAAAATGCTGAACGCCGTGCCCATCAGTATTGCCACCTTCAGCAAACGCCACAATGCCACCATGAGCATAGCCTTGCGTTGGCAAGTTGCTAGGTAATTGATCAACCCCACCAGCTCGTTGAGCTTGGGACATAACTTGTTGTGCAAGGGGAGGGCCAGCAGGAGCAGGGGGTGTACCCATTGCTCCTTGGGTTGCAACGGCTTGAGCTTTTGCCAAACTGTCTGTTAACTCTTTAATTAACGGAATACCAACATACGACTGAAGCCGACCACTTTGCACACCCTGTACAAGAAGTTGTTGGATACGTTGTATTTCTTTTGGGTCATTTGACTTTTGTGCTTGCGTAGCCAAATCAGACGCACGGCGGGTCATTTCATCTTTTATGCTATCGAGACTCATGATTATTCCTTAACCTAGCGATTCATTGCGTTATACAAACCTAAACCACCAATACCCATTTGACCAAGACCTGCAAGTTGCGACATACCGCTAGGTGCTGCTTGATACTGAGTTGTAGTCTGCCCCGGCACTGCATACCCACGCAGTAGTGCATTAAAGGCGTTAAGGTTTTGCATCGGCTGCTGCTGCGCCTGCGCATAGTTGTTAATCGCATTGTTGATGTACTGTTGCATCTGGTTCTGCTGTTGACCACCAATCTGGTTCTGCAAACCCAATATGCCCGTCTGGGCTGCAAGCTGAGAGTTACCAAGATTACCCAGTTGCCCAGCCATTTGACCCGCTGCACCATATCCAGCTTGTTGAGCCCCGACTCCCGAGAGTCCTACACCAGCGCCTTGCATACCTTGGGCCGTACCTTGCATACCGGTTTGCGCACCTTGAAGCCCATATTGACCGGCGTTAATAGCCTGACCAACACCTTGGAGCCCAGTTTGGGAACCTTGCATACCGGCTTGAGAGCCTTGGATACCCAAACCAGCACCCTGCATACCTGCTTGACCGCCTTGAATGCCAAGTTGACCAGCGTTGATAGCTTGCCCAGTCCCTTGAAGCCCCAACCCAGCACCCTGCATGCCTTGTGCCGTACCAGCCAAAGACCTATCTACACCTGCAAGGCCAGCTTGTGAACCTTGGATACCTGTTTGATACGCTTGGTTAGCGGCGTTAAGGCCAGCTAGTCCAGACTGCGCACCTTGCATGCCAAGACCGTACATCGCGCCAGCTTGCCCAACACCGGACATAGCATTTTGTTGCCCTTGTAGCGCAGTGCCAATACCTGATAGGCCAAGTTGCCCACCTTGCAGCGCAGTGCCTAAGCCAGATTGAGCGCCACTTAAACCTTGTAGGCCAAGCCCTGCCCCGTACTGCATGTTTTGCTGGGCTCGGTCATACGCCTGCTGAGCGCCAGTAGCTTGATTTTGATTTTGCAATTGTTGCAGATTACGCTGCGCTTCAGCATTCTCAATAGCCTGCCGTGAACCACCAAAAGCACCAACATTTGCAGCCTGCGCACCACGTTTAGTTGAAGCAATATCGGCGTTACGTTGTAACTCTTGGTTCTGTATATTCGTTACATTTTGCGTGTACGGATTCATGTACTTTTGGTACGCGCCGGGGTCAGTAGCTTGCTGGGCATAGTTTTGCCCTGCCGCAGCTTGTTGGCGTGCTAAATCTTGTGACTGCGCCGTAATGCCTTGGCCTGTTTGCTGGGCGTTTAACCCCATTTGCCCAATTTGCGAGGACAAGTCTCCATAACCCAACGCCCTATCAGCTAGACCAGCAGCTTGGGAACCGTAGCCAGCGCCCATACCACCATAGCCTTGTGCTTGACCAGCTAGACCGGCAGCTTGGGAACCGTAGCCAGCGCCCATACCACCATAGTTAGTGCCGCCCTGCATACCAAGTTGTTGGCCCATTTGCCCAGCCTGTTGGCCTTGCGCACCATAACCATACGATGCACTGCGTGCCGCTGCGGCATCTTGGGCCGCTTGGGCGGCTGTCTGCTGTCCCATAGCCAGACCTTGCGCACCGTAGCCAGCGCCTTGTGAGCCATAACCAGCGCCCTGTGCGCCATAGCCATACGCTTGACCTTGTGCCATGTTGGCATTTCGGTTGGCTTGCCCATACGCTTGCTGCCCCATGCCTTGACCTTGCATACCAGACTGGAACCCAGCTTGCCCGTAGCCAGCGCCTTGCGCTGCGGTATTTAACCCGCCTTGACCCGCTATATTAGCTAATTGAGTAGCTTGATCGAACTGCCCCGGCATCTGTAGGTTTGCAGCATTCCCTTGAACTTGTTGCTGCAAGGGGCTAAACCCAGCTACGTAATCTTGTGGGTTTTGACTGTAAGGTATAAATGGTTTAGAACCTTCTATCTGCCCAGTATCTTTATTTACATTAAATAGTTGTTGCGTAGCCCCACCAAGTACTTGCTCAACTTGAGGGCGAAGCCAGTCAGGAATGTTTGACTGCGTAACATTTGTTTGAGTTGGAGCACTGCTGCCGCCGCCACTGCTCATATAAGCACCTCGACTAAAGTATTTCTGGGTTCAAAGTTGTAGCGTTTCCACAAGCGTACTATGGCTGGACGCCCATATCCTTGTATTTTCGTTGCGCCACGTTGTTTTAGCAAGAGCTTTAGCTGTTCCATAGTGTCTTCACTTGATATAAGTTTTCCACCAATGGTAGTTACAAACGCCACTCTATGCAGAGGGTAATTGATAAACGATACGGTTGCCGCCCCGTGGATTTTATTTTCTTCATCAACGGCTACCAATAAAAGCCATTGCCCAACGGTTAAGAATGCTTGGATATGCGCCACGTTGTATGACTGCGCCCAGTCAGGAAAATCCCCACCCTTTTGCATAGCCTCTTCAATAAAAGGCTGCACTACAGGCCAGATTTGCTGGATATGTTCAGTCTCAACGTGGCGTATAAAAAGGGTCATTCTTTATCCACTAAAGAAGTAATACCACCTTCTGCAAAAGCGCTGTAGCGGTATGAAGGTTGTTGAGCTGGCCCGCCAAGACCTTGCAACATACTAGCAAAACCACCGGGGCCACTAAAACTTGGTTGGTTACCTAAACCTTGGGCTGCTGGCGCAGTGGCTGGCCCACCGCCGTAACTTGATAGCCCATTTGGCCCACCACGGTATTGGTTCATACCCGCATCTTGAGAACTAGCAGGGGAGTAGTCTTGTGGTACTTGTGCTGGCAGGGTTTGCAAGCCAGCTAAATCGCCGTAGTTTTGTGTTTGGCGTTGCCCACCGTAGCCCCCGGGTGGAATATCCGACCCACTACTGTAACCTTGCGGCATTTGAGTGGCTTGATTCATATAACTTTGCTGTTGCATACCACCGTAGCCCCTACCCATACCCCTACCAAAAGGAGAGCCACCGCCAAAGCCACCATAGCCACCGCCACCCATACCACCATAACCTTGGTTCATACCACCATAACCGCCACCCATACCGCCGTAACCATAGCCACCGCCACCCATACCACCGTAACCACTAAACGGGTTATAGGGAGAAGGTTGTTGGAACCCTCGTTGTTGCCCCATCCCGTACTGGCTTACATTGTTAGATGCGTATGGGTTCCCGTAATCTTGATATTGCCCACGATATATGGGTTGGAAGAACTGCCCATTGGTATTGTTTTGCCCCATGCCAGAACCTATACCAGCACCCATGCCAGCGCCACTTATACCCATGCCAAAACCACTATTAAAATCACTACCGCCTTGAGGTACAGCATTTGAGTTCCCGCCATAACCACCGCCACCGCCCATACCACCGGGGCCGCTTGGCCCACCTCCACCACCGGGGCCGCTTGGCCCACCTCCACCACCGCCGCCCATACTAGGATTACCCATCCCAGTACCATAGCCGCCTACTCCTCCAGCCGGAGCCCCGCCACCACTTGCGCCGCCGCCACCAGACATAGTATTCTCCTTATGCGGGCAAGTACTTGCCAGCGTTGATTTCACGCCCCTGCTTGGGGTTACCTGTTCGTGCTTTACGCACCCGATTCATCATTGAGTACAACTGTTTAGCCCCTGCATCTGAGGAGCCATTACCCAAGTGAGAAACGACATCGGCAGGAACTACGAACTCTTCATTAGCCAACCGTGCGGGTTGTTTACCGGCAATAGTAGCAGGGATATTATCCGACATTCCGTCGCCCGGGCCTTTTAGCATGCGCCCACCATCAGAGTAGCCACCAAGATCAGCAATACCACCGCCAGCATAACGAGGAGATGGCGCGTCTGTAGGTTTGTAAACACTAGGATCATACTTAAAAAAGCTCAATGGCCCAGTGTATTTTTCAGGGGTGTAGCCATTACCTCTTGGCGTTGCCAATGCTGCAACTCCAAGTGCGCCTGCGCCGCCATATAACAATTTTTTAGATGCCGGTAGAGCTTTCCACTCTTTTGCTAAATCCTGCATGAAGCCAGATTCTTTACCCGCTGCGGTAGAAGGGAGCGTGGAAGCGCCGGGTTTAAGACCGCCAATACCTAATTCTTCTGCGCCAGCGCCAGAAGTTAAACCTGCCTGCGGGGCTAATGATGTAGAGGGCATACCAACTGGAGCGTTAGCAATGTTCATATTGCCTGCTGTACCAGAACCCAAAGGAGGAGTTGAACCAGCTAACATTTTACTATTGCTAAAGTCCATCCCGGGGACATCTAAAAAGTTTGTGCCCGGAACTCCTGTAACCGGCATAGGCGCTGCCGCTGGAATACTAGAACCAGCTTGCATTGGGTTAAAAGAAGCACTGGAAGGCAGGCTTAAACCCGGAGTAGCAGCTTGTGTCCCAAGACTAAAGTTACTAGCGGCGGCGGGGTTAAACATATTTGCTTCTGGTAGAAGGCTAGTAATGCCGGGAGTTGTAGCAGCTTGAGCGCCTAGACTAGTTGTCGTTGGGGCCGCAGCAGCACCGGGCATAATACCGTTACTAATGCCACCCATTAGGCCACCTATCAGCGCACCTTTAAGTGGGTCACCACCAGTAAGAAGGGATGAGCCACCGCCCATCGCTGCGCCCATCAGGGCTGTTTCCATTAATCCACCGTCCATAACAGACTCCTTAAAACTATGTTTTTACTTTAAGCACGTTACTAGCAGAGGTATCATAATAGATATCTCCTACCCGTAGGCTAGATAAATCCGCTTGTGTTGGCAGGCTAGGGGTTGCTGTTCCTGCCGTGGGAAAAAAACTTAGAGCCGCAATAACATCTGCGCCGTTACGCTGTGTACTAGCTACCATTGGCCCTGCATTATCTAGTTGGTTAAAGTACAGCCGCAATACATTTGTTAACTGGTTTATCAGCGCAGGGTCGTACTCGTTACCTATTGCTGCGGGTAACTTTGGGGCGACTACATTTTTCTGTGCCATTACCTACGCCCATCCAGTCTCATATCAATACGGGGAGAGCCAAGTTGCCATTGCGTACCAAGCGTGTTAGACGTAATCTGCATCTGCATTTGGCGACCCCGAACCCTGATGTATATCTGACCTGTAAACTCATCGACGTTAATAACCGAAGGAGCCGTGCCGTTGTATGTAACCCCAGCGCTGCCCGACTGTGTAATGCCAGAGCCTGAATTATTTAATCCCTGAAGGTACATAGTTACGGCGGGGGTTGTGCCGCCGGTTGATCCACGGAAAGTTAAATCAGGCAGCATACGGTACACAAATGCAAAATTATGCCCATCCCCAATATCGTACTGGGAAGATGTTATGGATGCAGCAATTGGGAGCGTGGTTGCCGTTTCGTTGTCATCCACTCCATACTCATGTTGCACAATGTTATAACTGTATGTAGCCGCAAGGGGGTAATTACGTAAACCCGTATCTAACCAAGCCGTACGGGCCATTGAGCCGTATTGCCATAGGTCTTCAGTGTAGTTGTAAATAACATACTTATCTACAGTGTTACTGTTTTCTGAACAGTAAAACCACCAAACTTCATTAAAGCCTTCATTGGTACTGCCAAATACTTGTTCAGATTGCGCTAGATTTATATCACTATAGATATATTGACGTAGATCGCAGCGGAGGGTTTGGACGCGACCATCATATTTGTAGAACTTATCCACGCCCATCCAGTAGCTAACGCCAGAAGCCATAGCTGCGGCATTGGGGCCAATGATAGAAATATTGTCCGCAAGAATTTGTGAACTCCAGACATACGGCGGTCCAAGGTACTGCAAGGAATACAGGGAGGAATCTGTCCACACCAAAATCTCTTGACGGCTTTGCAAGGTAGTGACAATTTTGGAACCATGCGACAGACGCACGCTACCAGCTTGATTGGTAATTGATGGAAGCCATGTGGTCAAAGACTCCTGATCTGACCAGCGAATAAGCATGGGGTCAAGCGTAGTGCTACCGTAATCGTTTGTACCAAACACAAGCAGGAACCGGCTGGCATCAGATACAGTAAACGTGTTTTGGTAGAGCGGGCAGTAGCCATCAGACCCCGCAAGGCTAGACAGCAAAACCCCACGAGGGGAAATAGACTGCGTACCTGATCCAGCAGAAGAAGTATTAATAAGCGCCCCAGTTGGGGTAAGGGACAAATTAAATGAACTAGAAGATATATATCTTACGTAGTAGGTAGTTCCCGGCAGCAAACCTGTAGGTAGCGCTCCAGTTGTAGCCAGCGTGATGGGTGTTAAATTTGCAAGACCTAAGCTACATGAAACAACGCATGGAGTAGCGTTAGAAATTGAAACTGTTGTAGCCTGATACCCAACAGTAGCATCCCAGTAGTACAAAGGAAAACCACGAGGGCCGTAGACTAGATTTTGGCCCCAGTTCACTTGGTTCCAAATACGTGTACCCGCACTAGCAGGAGC